TGTTGGACGACGCTTACTTCCCACAGTTTGTCCACGCCGTCGGCTCATGCGGACTTGCACTAGCCCACGCCATGCCGGTGCTGCAGGAGTTCTACTCCTACGGCATCCGTGTAGGTGTCAAAGGCAAGTGTCGCAACCAATACCGTGGCGTTGGACTTTTCCGGCAGGCTCGAGAGGCAGGCGGCTTTCGCCGGTGGGCACCTGTCTCTGCAGCTACGCGCGTCTCCTTTTGGCGCGCGTTCGGCATCCCTCCTGACACACAGGAGCGATTCGAGTGCCATTTCAGCCACGCGCAGTATGACTCGCGCGTGCTCGACTGTTCGGGATTACCGGCACTTCATGAACGCACATTCTCTGATATCTACACATCCTTTGACTACACCTCCTGCGTAGTCCCACTGCAACCCTTCCAACATTAGTATTATGGCTAAAACTGCTAAGAATCGCCGCAATGGAAATAAGAAGAAGGGCGCTGCTAAGCGCCCTTCGAGCACTAGGAGTACTAGGCCCAATGGGGCTGGTGCTGATGCTATTACTCGTGTTCGTGATCATGTTGGCATGCTCGTTGACCCTTGCAACGCGAAAATCGGCCCAACTGCGTATAGGGGTAGCGACGGCTTTGTGACCAGGTTTCGCAATTTGACAAATGTCACTTTGCCCACTGGCTACGCTGCCGTCCACGTCTACTACCCCGCTTACAACGGTGTGTGGCAACAGAACGTTGCTGACTTCAACGCTGCTTTGACGCCTTCATATTCCACTCCTGGTCCTGGCCAATCATTCCTGCTTTCCAACGCCGACTCACAGCGCGTGGTCGGCGCTTGCACCATTCCTACTTATACCGGGACTGAGCTCAATCGCCAAGGTATGATTTACCGTGGCACAATTCCTGAAGCAGCACTTGTTGGGTGTAGCATCAACACCTTAGTGCCGTTGTTGCAGTTTAGCTCTCGTGTGCCAGATACGCCCCTGGAAACCAAGTACGTTCCAAGCTCTGCTGACGAGCGTTACTGGAAGACAGGAAGCACAGCGCCTGAGGGCGCTGGCGACTTGCAGGCGATTGTCACCATTATTGTTGGTGCCGCTGACACTGTGAGCTTTCAGTTCAACACGGTTCTCATTGCGGAGTGGCGGCCTAGATTTGGCATTGGCATGCAGGTGCCTACGCCAAACACTCCTGACGTGCCAGCCGGCTTGGAACAGGTCCGTACGACACTGTCACGCTTGGGCAACTGGTGGGGCGACCACGGCCCCACTGTTATGAAGGTTGCCGGCGTAGTTGGCCGCGCAGCTTTGCGCACTATCGGCGCTCCTATTATGATGTGAAAGGGGGAGGTTTGGCCGACCCAGCGAACCTTTCACGGGTACGATCTTGGTGACCGCTGCTCCAGTCTTACTGGTGGAACAAAGAGTGTCGGGGGACGCTCGGCGGCGTACAGAGTCATCCGATCGGTTGCTGTTGGAACAGTGGATCAACCCTTGCTTCGCTTCATCGTTAACACCATGGCCCTCCGCCAGCTGCTAGGCAGCACCATCTAAGGCAAGATATAGTACGCTAGGAGGGAAGCGTACGGGGTCTTGTGAATCTCCA